ATATTTCATTTACTTTGGCAGATTTCAAAGCAAATAATATAACTGCAACATCATTTAATGGTATTATAAATGCTACAAATGGAGTATTAAGTGGTTCATTACAATCACAATTACCAAATGGGGTAGTAAGTGGTTCATCACAAGTTATTTACACATCTCTATCATCAATTCCAGCAGGTATTGTTAGTGGTTCATCTCAAATAACTCCTCTATTACCAATTGGTGTAGTAAGTGGTTCATCACAAGTTATTTACACATCTCTATCATCAATTCCTGCGGGCATAGTAAGTGGTTCATCTCAAATAGATGGTTCTCAATTAGGTTCTAATAAAACTATCACAATTGCAGGAACATCCGTAACATTGGGTGGTTCTATAACTTTACCAACTATTACAGGTGGAAGTGGAATTGTTAGTGGTTCATCACAAATTACAAAAACATTACAAAACGTAACCACTGCAGGTGCAACTACCTCTGATGCAATAACAATAACAAATGCTACTGCATCAACTGATAAAACTACTGGAGCATTAATCGTAACTGGTGGGGTGGGTGTAAGTGGTGATATAAATGCAGGTGGTGATATTGTTGCATACGCATCATCTGATAGAAGATTAAAAGATAATATTCAACCAATTTTAAACCCTTTACAGAAAATTAATCAAATTGGTGGGTATAGTTTTGACTGGAATGTTGAGAAACAACATATTTATAAAGGTAAAGATTACGGGGTAATTGCTCAAGAAATTGAAGAAATCCTTCCAGAATTGGTTGATACTCGTGATAATGGATACAAAGCAGTTAAATATGATAAGTTAGTTTCACTTCTTATCGAAGGTATTAAAGATTTATCAAAAGAAATTGAAAATTTAAAATCACAAATAAATAAATAGGGTATAACAAATGGCACAAATAATCCGTTTAAAGAGGTCAACCACCTCTGGTTCGAAACCAACAATCAGTTCATTAGAGACTGGAGAAATTGCAGTAAACGTTTATGATGGTAAAGCTTTTATTCGTAAAAGTGGTAGTGTTGATGAAGTCAACGAATTAGTATCAACTAATACCGAAACTGCAATCGCAGGTAACATCAACTTAAATGGAAGCATTACAGCATCATATTTTTCAGGCGATGGCTCACAATTAACAAATATTACCGTTGATCAAGCAGCAACCGTTCAACGTTCATTCTCAAACTCATCTACATGGGTAGTCAATCACAACTTCAATACTCCAAATGCAATTGCACAAGTATTCGATGAAGATGGTTATCAAGTAATTCCACAAACTTTAAGACATAGTGATACCAATACGGTTACAATCACTTTCGAATCTCCAAGAAGTGGTTATGCAGTTGTTGCACGAGGTGGCCACATTGTTAGTGGTTCTATTACTTCAAATCAAGTTGAAGGTTTAGGAACTGCAATCACAAATCAAGCTAATTTGTTGGGACTATTTAGTGGTTCTGCACAAATAACAATGAGTGGTGATGTAACAGGTACTGCAGCTGGAACAATAATTTCACAAATCGATGGGGGTTCAATTTAATAAATAATTATATACTTATAATATAATAAAAAGGATAAAAAAAGATGATATTACACAGTCCAATAATTTCAGGTTCACTAACCTTTGCCGATGGTTCAACGTTTACGTTACCTGATAATGGTATATATAGTGGTTCGTATAGTGGTTCATTCCAAGGAACAACTTATACCGGTGGAACTTTCATAGGTGATGGTTCTCAATTAAAATTTGGGGGTACTGGAATTGTTTCTGGTTCATCTCAACTTACTAACGATTTAGATTCTCGTTACTTAAATACAAACGGAGAAGGTGTAGTTAGTGGGTCATCTCAAGTAAACATATCAGCAACTACTGGTTATTCTGCTTTCAGTTCTTCATTGGATGGTAGAATTTCTACTGAAAAAGAAAGAGTTGATGCTATTTTATTAGCAGCAGATGCAAATACTGATAGTTTTGCAGAAATCGTTTCATTAGTTAATTCAATTGATACAACTAATGATAATGCTTTTGCTTCATTCTATACTGCAAGTAATGCAGCAAATGATGCTCAATCTGCTAGATTAACTTCAATCGAATCAGTTACTGGTTCATACGAAACTAAAGGTAGAGGAATCGTTTCTGGTTCATCACAAGTAGTTTACGCTTCAATCTCATCTATACCTGCAGGAATCGTTTCTGGTTCATCTCAAGTAAATTTGGGAAGTGTAAGTGGAAATACAACTTCAAATGTAATTGAAGGAACAAACTTATACTACACAGATACAAGAGTAAAAACTAAATTAACTGCAGAAGGTGTAATTTCAGGTTCATCTCAAGTTTTAGGTGGAACTGGTATTGTTAGTGGTTCATCACAAATCAGTTTAGCAGACGTAAGTGGTAATTCAACTTCAAACTTAACTGAAGGTTCGAATTTATACTACACAGATGCTAGAGTAAAAACTAAATTAGATGCCGAAGGTGTAATCTCTGGTTCATCTCAAGTAGTAATTTCATCTACAACTGGCTTCTCATCATATAGTTCTTCAGTAGATAGTAAAATTTCTACTGAAAAGGGAAGAATTGATGCTATTTTAGCAGCATCTACTGCAGATGCAGATACTTTTGCTGAAATCGTAACGTTAATTAATTCAGTTGATACAACAAATGATACTGCTTTTGCAGGATTTGTTACTTCATCAAACGCAACTGATGCAGCACAAAACGCTAGATTAACTTCATTAGAATCATATAGTGGTTCAAATGATACTGCAAATACAGCACAAAACGCTAGATTAACTTCTATCGAATCTGTAACGGGTTCATATGAAACTAAAGGTAGAGGACTTGTTTCAGGTTCTGCACAAATAACTCCATTATTACCAACTGGTGTAGTAAGTGGTTCATCGCAAATTAATTTAGGAAGTGTAAATGGAAACACAACTTCAAACGTATCTGAAGGTTCAAACCTTTATTATACTGATGCAAGAGTAAAAACTAAATTAAACGCTGAAGGTGTAATTTCTGGTTCATCTCAAGTAACTTATGCTTCAATCTCTTCAATCCCCGCGGGAATTGTTTCGGGTTCTGCACAAGTAACTTCTTTATTACCGGGTGGTGTAATCTCTGGTTCATCTCAACTTACAACTGAATTTGATACAAGATATTTAAATACATTAGGTGAAGGAATTATTTCTGGTTCATCTCAAGTAAATTTAGCAAACGTAAGTGGTAATACTACAACAAACGTATCTGAAGGAACAAACTTATATTATACAGATGCTAGAGTAAAAACTAAATTAAATGCCGAAGGTGTTATTAGTGGTTCGGTACAAGTTTTAGGTGGAACGGGAATTATCTCAGGTTCATCTCAAGTAACTTATGCTTCAATCTCTTCAATCCCAGCAGGTATTGTTAGTGGTTCATCTCAAGTAACTTCATTATTACCTGCAGGTTCAGTTTCAGGTTCATCTCAAGTTTTAGGTGGAACCGGAATCGTTTCGGGTTCATCACAAATAACTTACGCTTCAATCTCTTCAATCCCAGCAGGTATTGTTAGTGGTTCATCACAAATAACTTACGCTTCAATCTCTTCAATCCCTGCGGGAATTGTTAGTGGTTCATCTCAAGTTTTAGGTGGAACTGGTATTGTAAGTGGTTCATCTCAAGTAACCCCATTATTACCATCAGGTGTAGTAAGTGGTTCATCTCAAGTAGCTATTTCATCTACAACTGGATTTACTACATATAGTTCTTCAGTAGATAGTAGAATTGTTACGGAAAAGACTAGAATTGATGCAATCTTATCAGCAGCAGATGCAGATAAAGATACTTTTGCTGAAATCGTAACGTTAATTAATTCAGTTGATACAACAAATGATACTGCGTTTGCATCATTCGTAACTTCAAGTAATGCTACTAACGCTACTCAAACTAGTAGATTAGATCAATTATCAACAGCAAGTGGAAGTGCTATTGCAAGATTAACTGCATTAGAAATTGAAACTTCTAATTTAGAAATATATACTGGTTCATTTGCAGCATCAAGTGTTACATTGACAAATAAAACAATTAGTGGAGCAACAAACACTCTTTCTAATATTGCTAACTCATCTCTTACTAACTCATCAGTAACCATAACCGCGGGAACAGGTATGAGTGGTGGTGGTTCAGTTGCATTGGGAAGCACAATTACTTTAACCAACGCCGGTGTAACTTCTGCAGTAGCAGGAACGGGTGTTAGTGTAAGTGGAGCAACAGGTGCAGTAACGTTCTCAATCGGACAAGCAGTTGCTACTACATCAGCAGTAACATTTGCTAGTGTATCCGCAACGGGTGATATTATCGCTTATGCATCATCAGATAGAAGATTAAAAGATAATATTAAGAATATCGAAAATCCAATCGAAAAAGTTCAACAATTAAATGGTGTAACTTGGGAATGGAATTCTAACGCTGATGAATTACAACAATCTTTACCAACGGTAGGGGTTATTGCTCAGGAAGTTGAAGAAGTTCTACCACAATTGGTTCATAATAGAGAAAATGGTTATAAAGGTGTTGATTACGCTAAATTAACTGGTCTTTTAATTGAAGCAATCAAAGAACAACAAAAACAAATTGACGAATTAAAGTCAAAATTGCAATAAAATAATAGAAAAATAAAGGTTAAAGCCCCTTCTTATATAAGAAGGGGCTATTACATAACCGAGTAGTTAAATAATGAAAACGGTAAGTCATAAATATGGCACAAGTAGTAAAGCTAAAAAGAACAGCAGTAGAGGGTAAAATCCCAACAACCGCAACTCTAGAATTAGGGGAGTTGGCTATAAATACCTACGATGGTAGGATTTATTTTGAAAAAGACAACGGAATTCCAACCGTCCAACAAATAATAACAACTGATTCAGTTTCATCTGGTTCTATACAACTTACCGGAATCATATCCGCATCATACTTCTTAGGTAATGGTTCGGAATTAACATTTGGAGGAACAAACTTAGTTTCATCCTCAGCACAATTAACATCATCCTTAGACGAGAGATACTTAAACACCATAGGTGAACTATTTTCAGGTTCATTTACAGGTCAATACTCTGGTTCATTCATAGGGGATGGTTCTCAATTAACAAATTTACCTGCAGTTGAAATATCACAAGTTACAACCGTAACTTCTTCGTTTGATAATTTAGAAACAATTGCAGTAAATCATAATTTCAATTCAAAAAACATCATAGTTTCAGTATATGGAACGGATGATTCACAAATTATACCAAAATCGGTAAAACTTACTGATAATAATACAACGACAATAAAATTATCATCACCTCATAGTGGATATATTGTAGTTGCAAAAGGTGGTCATATAATTTCAAATGAAGATTTAACAACTCATAAAGAAATTGTAAGTGGTAATTCAACTTATACGATTATTCACAACTTAAATGAAGAATTTCCATTAGTTCAAGCATGGAATACTTCAACCAAAAGACAAGAACAACCATCAATAGTAGAATCTTTAACCGAAAATTCATTATCAATTTCATTCGCAGGTAATTTTAGTGGTAAAATTATTATTAAAAAATAATTATGGAATATGATGTATATTACACTACTGGCGGAGGACCGTGGGTAAATGCCGGTTCTGATACTTGGGTAAATTTATGGATGGAGTTAATTGCACCTAAATTAGATGTAAAACCAATACTTTTAATTCATAGAAACAAACCTAAAGGCAATGAAGATTACCAATTTCCCATTGAAACTTATTGGCATGGGGATGATATTGAAAAATTTGAAGAATTATGTAAAGGTGCAAGAAGAATAAATATTTTACATGGTCATTATACTCCGATGAAATGTATAGTTGATAATAAAGATAAAATTCATTCAAACGTTTTACATAATTCGGTAGACCATATATTAAAATCACAAATCGGAACTGATGCATCACTTGCATGGCATCCTTATTTAAGTTCAGAATGGGAAAGAGAAGTAAATGAATGGTCATCTAATACAATTTGGGTAGGGTTATTTGATATTTTATTTCCAAATACAAATATTACAAATTTTTACGAATTCAAAAATAATTTATTATTATCTAAATCTAATACGTTGGGTTTTGCTGCAAGATGCGAGGGTAGAAAAAATCCACATTATTTGGATGGATTAAAATCTTACATTTTTACAAATTCGGTAGAGTTTAATACAATTTGGAGAGAGGGTGTAAAGATTGATACTTCTAAATCAAAAGTATATCATTACAAACCAGAATTCAAAAATATCTTTTATACTATGGATTGGGGAATATCACATTCATGTTTTACATCCGAACCATTTGGTTATAGTATATTTGAAGCAGTTGATAATGGAAAATTACCAATAATTCATAAGGATTGGTGTAAAGATTTAGAATATCCATATCGTGCATCATCTAAAAAGGAATTTAATGATATTTATAGTAAGTTAATAAATACTGAATATGATGAAAAAAATCATTGGTTCAATGAAATCAAATCATATATGGTAAATAAATTCACCGATAAAGATAAATGGGTAGACCAATTACTTTATATTTATAATAATATAGGAAACAAATAAATGGCAACATTAACATCAGGAAACACATTAAGTTTAAACGGTTTAGCTTCTGCTACAGGTCAGACTACTAAATCATTATCAGCAGCAAAAGGAAACACAACCGGTCCAATCTCATTGTCATCATTTGCAATTGATTCAGTTGGTTCAATAAGTGGATACACTTATGCAGTAGAAGGAACATCTGAAGTATATACATTGGGATTTAATGGAGCTGGTTCTAATTTTAGTAGAATTAGTGCAAGAAGTGCAAACTTTACTTGGAGTGTCCCTGCAGGTAGTTATATTTCATTAACTACTAATAGTGGTGCATCTGCAACATTTACGGTTTCAAATATGAATCCTCAAGGTGCTGGGGCTCAAACTTCATTGATGGGTATTCAAACCCATACTATTCGTTCTATATTTGCTGATGGATTTAACGATCACGCAACTGGTTATAACTCAAATAAAGATAAGACTGTTTATTCGGTAGATTCATATGATGGTAATTCAACTGCATTGTGTTTAACGATTGATTCACCGGTCTTATTATCGGATGGAACAATTGTAGAGGCAGGTGATTTGAACGAAGGAGATGTATTAAAAGGATTCTCTATCGGTGGTTTAGGAACTGATTCAGATGGAACATTCTTAGATTGGTCTTCATCTCAATTATCAAAAACTGAAAAAGACGTAACCATCGTTGGTTTAACATATTCATTTGCATCTCGTTATTATAATATTAATAATGGTGAAGTCACTGCAACTGCAGAACACCCTATGTTAGTAAAAGATTCAATTACAGGTGATTACTTATTCAAAGAAATGTTCAACTTAGTAGTTGGTGATAAATTAATCAAAGGTGATGGAACTGAAGTTAATATCACAGCAATTGATACTATTGATAAAACAACTGAAATTGTTTCGATTGACGTTGAGGATGAAGATACATATATGGTAAATGGCTATATTACTCACAACAAAGGTGGTAATACGTTTACAGATTTAGCATCACCAGGTGCACCAACATCATTAGCATATGCATCTCCATTTGTAAGTTGGACAGCACCAGCATCAGTAGGAACAACTGGTATTACTGCTTACGATATTGATATTGCAAATAATCCATCATTTACTACACCAACGGTTACTAAAACAGAATGGAGCACAAACTCAATTGAGGTAAATACTTTATTAACTGCAGGAACGTGGTATATTAGAGTTAGAGCTATCGATCAAGGATTAAAAGGAACATACGCAACCTTAACGTTTACTAGATAATTTTACGTTTGGGAGAAATCCATATATTTATATATATAGAATACAAACTAACAAATATATAAAATGGCAGAACAAATTAAGTTTACGGATGAGGAAATCTCACAAATTAACAAATTAAGAGATGATGTTTCACAAGTTTTTTTAGAATTAGGACAACTACAAGTAGAAAGAAAGAAAAAATTAGATGAGATTGATACAATCGAATCTACATTACTTACTACACATTCCGAATTGGTAGAATTTGAAACAAATCTTTTTAAAACTCTGAATGAGAAGTATGGTGATGGTAATTATGACCCAAATACTGGTCTGTTTACACCAATCTCATTAGAAACGGAATAATAAAAATAATCTTTACAAAAAGTAGCTAATACTTATATGTGTATCATTACACAACAAAAAATTTAACAGGAGTAATATAAAATGGCAGAAAAAATTGTATCACCTGGTGTATTTACGAGAGAAAATGACCTTTCGTTCTTATCACAAGGAATCGGAGAAATAGGAGCAGCAATCATCGGACCTTTCGCTAAAGGACCTGCATTCGTTCCAACGATTGTTAATACACAATCTCAATTTGAATCAATTTTCGGTGTACCCAATGGTGATTACTATACAGGATATGCCGTTCAAAACTATTTACGTGAAGCAGGGACAGTGACAATTGTTCGTGTTGGTCATGTTGGTGGTTATACACAAGTAGAACCAAAAGGTATCGCTATTAGTGGTTCTGAAGGAACTACATTAGTGGGTGTATTAAAATCTACACATAACTGGACTACATCTGGTGATGGTGATGCTATTACCGCATCAATCCAATCTGCACCATCTGCATCTGAATTTAATATTTCAGTAAGTGGTTCAGATTCAGCATATAACTTAACAATCTCTTCATCAGTATTACCTTCAGCAGGTAATGATTTATCGGATGTATTCGGTGAATCTCCAAGAGGAACTAAAGGTGTGTATGTATCACAATATTTTGAAAACGCTGCAACATTATTATCTTCAGAATTATCTGCAGGTGCTAAGGTTGTGTTAGTAGGGTTAGATGATCAAGATTTTACAGACCAAGATGTTTCTTATGCATCTACTCCGTGGATTCAATCACAAATCATTTCGGGTGAAAGAAGTAACCTATTCCGTTTACATACGTTGGGTGATGGTTCAAACTATAACAAAGAATATAAAGTATCAGTATATAACGTAAAAGCAGCAGGTGAATCTAATGCAACTGATTACGCTACATTCTCATTATCAATTAGAGCATACTCTGATACAGATAAAAGAAAATCAGTATTAGAAACTTATAATAACGTTAATTTAGACCCTGCATCTCCAAACTATATCTTAAAGGTAATTGGTGATAGAAACGTAACTATCGATGCAAATGGTAAACAAACTGAAAATGGTGATTACGCAAATCGTTCTAAGATAGTTAGAGTAGAAGTTGCACCAGAGGGTTCATTCCCAATCATCGCAGGACCATTTGGACACGAAGCATACCAATCTCCAATTGCAGGTGATGATTCAATCATTCCAGCAGTAGTATTTACAACCGGTTCTGATTCTAACACAGCATCATCATCTACTAAATATAGTGGTATTGATTTAGAATCAACATTGGTTAAAATTGACAACTCTCATTTCTTAGCACCAATTCCAAACGGAGCAGGAAACGGAACAAACACTGCATTCGCATTCGATACTGAATTAGAATATGAATTAACTGGTTCTGCAACAGCAGATGTTAATAAAAGACAATTCGTAGTTGGTTTTCAAGGTGGATTTGATGGCGTAACTCCAACAATCTCTAATGATAAAGGAACTGATATTTCAGCAGGTAATTCACAAGGATTCGATTTATCAACATCTACATCAAATGGTTCAGTTGCATATTTGAAAGCAATCAATTCGGTTTCTAACCCAGATGATTTTGATATTAACTTAGTAGTTGCACCGGGTATCGTGCGTTACCACCACTCTTATGTATTCGATAAGATTATTGATATGGTTGAATCTCGTGAAGATGCATTCTTCATCGGTGATGTAACTGGTCCTGCAGAAGGTCAAGATTTGGCAGTAGAGCAGGCACAGTCAATCGATTCTAACTACGTTGGAACATATTACCCGTGGATGAAAACAATCGATAGAAACACCAACAAATTAACTGCAGTTCCACCATCAGTATTGATGCCAGGAATTTACGCAGCGAACGATGCAGTTGCAGCAGAATGGTTTGCACCAGCAGGTTTGAATAGAGGTGGAATCATCGGAGCAGTTTCAGTATTAGATAGATTAACACATTCGGAAAGAGATTTCTTATATGAGAATAAAGTTAATCCAATCGCTTCTTTCCCTGGTGAGGGTATTGTGGCATTTGGACAGAAAACTTTACAAGATAAAGCATCTGCATTAGATAGAATCAACGTAAGAAGATTATTAATCAAAGTTAAGAAATATATCGCTTCTACATCTCGTTACTTAGTATTCGAACAAAATACTGCAACGACTAGAAACAAATTCTTAAATACGGTTAATCCTTATTTAGATGCAATTCAACAAAGACAAGGTTTATATGCGTTCAGAGTGGTAATGGATGAATCCAACAACACACCTGATGTAATTGATAGAAACATTTTAGCAGGACAAATTTATTTACAACCTACTAAAACCGCTGAATTCATTGTGTTAGATTTCAACATCTTACCAACCGGAGCATCATTTACAGCATAAGAAATTAAAAAAAAAGAAATTATATATTTATTAGTATAATAGGAGAAAAAATAAAATGGCAGAAGTATTAGAATTCAATGATATGTTCTATACCAATTTCGAACCAAAAACGAAAAATCGTTTTATCATGGAAATCGATGGTATTCCTTCATATCTTATCAAAACAGCTAACAGACCATCGATTCAGTTTGAAACGATTACGTTAGATCATATCAACGTTAATAGAAAGTTAAAAGGTAAAGGAACTTGGCAACCAATAGAGATTACTCTTTTTGACCCAATCGTTCCAAGTGGTGCACAAGCAGTAATGGAGTGGGTTCGTTTATCACATGAATCTTTAACTGGTAGAGATGGATATGCAGATTTTTACAAAAAAGATATTCAGTGCTATCTATTAGGACCAGTAGGTGATAAAATTGAACAATGGACATTAAAAGGTGCGTTTATCCAAGCAGCTACATTCAATGATTTGGATTGGTCATCAAACGATGTTGTTGAAATCTCACTTACATTAGAATACGATTACGCTATTCTAGAATTCTAATCTCACTATATACAAAAAACTAAGGTTCTCTTAACGGAGAAC